TAGCAATATTCTTCTTTGGAAAGGTTCTGCTATTACTACTAACAACTCCGGTGTTAACACAAGTGGGTCTGACAAACTTCTACATATCGGTTTTGTAGCTTAATTACTATGACAAAAACACGAGACTTAGCCGACCTGGGTGGAGGTTTCATCCAGGCCGGTTCTGGGTGATCGAGACCTATGGCAATCGCAGAACAGAACTACGTGGGGAATGGCATTACAAAGCTGTTCCCCTTTACTTTTGAGTACCTAGACGACAGCCACGTCAAGGCCACCATTGATAACAATGCGGTGGACATCACCCTGGCTACGGCTACAACGGCTGAGTTCCCCTGGATTCCTCCTGCCGGCTCGAAGATCCGCATCTACCGGGAGACTCCTGCTGGATCCGTCTTAGCTAAGTTCACCCCTGGGGCCTCTGTACGGGCACAGGACCTGAATGCAGGCTTCAAGCAGCTCCTGTACACACTCCAGGAGGTGGTGGAGCGTTCGGTGCTCAAGGTTGACACAGTCCTGTCCAGCACGCTGAATATGGCTGGCAACAGGATCACCAACCTAGGCACACCGTCTGACTACTACGACGCTGCTACCAAGGGCTACATCGATGCCCAGGTGGACAACATCGAGTTCCTGGCCTCTACAGCCAACAGCCTGAACAATGATGGCTACCCGGAACTCCGTAAGGTCTTCGGAAACACCGCTGGCTTGACCGCTGCGGCCTATCACCAGGAGACTGGGCGTGGTGGATACTTCCACCCCAACAGTGGCACCTCTGAGGGCCAGCTAGTGGCCATTAAGGGCATTGCCAATGCTCTGATCCATAGCAAGGACAGTCGCTTCGCGTGGCTCCTGCAGATGATCGTCAAGCCACTGGTCAGTGTGATGTACCGGGGAGTCGAGGCTCCCTCAGATCCAACCACCATCACTCGGGATAACCTCTGGATTCCTCACTGGCTCTTCAATGTGAAGGGTGATTTCATTGGTGAGGAGATTAAGTATGACCTGGTCCTGAACTTTGTGAATGGACAGGCCAACATTCCCCCTGCTCAGTATGGAAACCTTGTACGTACAGTGTATAAGGTGATCAGCACTGACGCTGTGTTGGAGTGGGTGAACCCCTTCTCCATTCTCAAGGCTGGTACTGAGTATCCCTTGGCTAACTTTACTGTGTCTGGCACAGGCTGTCTGGTGGAACTCACCGACAATACCTACACAGGCCCTGCAAAAGTTATCCATAGCACCTACACAGGGGCTGCCATCGGGAAGAACCAACCCTATGAGGCGTGGCCCTGCTGGCGACAGCTAGCTGTTGGAGAGACTGCGTGTGCTGTTGACGCCCTGGCGTGGGCTGTACAGGCCTATGACCTCTGTTATCAGGCCACCAAGCTCCCTATCTTCAAGAAGTGGGTCAATGCCACCCTTGCAAGTGCTAAGTACGCCTATCGGATCGACGATGACACGTACTGGGCAGGCCCTGACCTGTCGGGGGAGTTTGCTTTATACCCGTATTCGACCTTCATTACCCGCGAATACACGGAACTTACCCGTACCAGCGAGGGTTACCAGTATCTGGACCTCCCTGTTGGTACTCCCGGCACAGAGATCACCTACAACAAGAACGTAGAGGCCGGTTCTGCTATCCAATACCTGGATACACAGACCCTCAAGGTCCAGATTAAGTCTGATGCTGCGTTCCCGATCCTGTTCTGGCTGGATACAGCGGACTCTGGGTTTGATGCCACCAAGCGTTACTACGCTGGGGCAACCCTGACGCCGGTATCAGGAGACATTAGCCTGGCTGACTTCCAGGAATTGTCCTTCACTAAGACCTACTTCCTACGGGCTGACGACGGAACTACCCCCTTCCCTGGTGGTACGACACAGATCAAGCGTGTGGGCTATACGGTCAATGACCCAAGCACTGCTGGCAAGATCATTGTCAAGGAGATCAAGCTGGACATTGAGTCTGGCTACCCCTACTGCCCTGGTGCTCAGCCGTTCACGGCTAACACGATGTATGAGAAGCTCATCGCCTGGCGGGGGCCGATCTACACCGGCTATCAGAGTGCCTGGATGTGGCACAAGATGGGTGAGACTACGCCCAGAAACAACTGTCTTCAGCTCCTGGCTGATGCACAGACGGACTACACCAGCAAGCATCCGGGGATCATTGGCCCCTGGAGCCCGGTCTACTACCTACCCAAGCCTGACAACACCATCTACGGTCCTGCAGGTACTTTTGGCTGGTCTGGACCTGACCCCAATACCTTCTGGGGTGGCTGGCAGTACCGCATTGCCTATGACCTAGGCCACCTCCTCCTTGAGGATCCCACCATCACAGCAGCGGCTACCCAGCTGGATGCGTTCTGTGAGTGGGTGAATGGAGCCTGGCCTGACTCTGCACAGCAGGGTCCTCCTCCTACCAACTTCCCAGCACTAGGTGCCCCGTCGATCATCTCCGGCGAGGACATCTACTTCACTTCACTGCTGGGTGCGGCCGTTGTCTACCGGAAGAAGCAGGGCCTGGGTACAGCCCAGACCAACATTGACCTACTCACCAAGGCCATTAAGGCCCTCGATCGCCTCTACCAGAACAATGAGTCTGGTGGGGAGAACAGGGGAGCCTTTATGCCGGCTACAGCAGATGTGAAGTACTACGGTTACCACCACGGGGAGGCGATGTTCTTCCTGGGTGAGTTGCTGAAGTACCTGGAGCCGGCAGACTACGCCGCCCTAGGAACCACCAAGAGTCGTATCGAGGATATGTGCTTCGGTGCTGGTGGATGGGCGGAGCGTCATATGAGGTAACTATGAAACTCAAAGACCTTGTAAAACACTACAAAGGTCTACCTCACCAGCAGAAGGCCCTGGAGATGGCCCCGGACATCCCGGATGATGAACCGTGGGTGAAGGTCTGGAGAGGGGGCGCGCAGCCCCTTCCAGGCCCCTCTCAGAAGGTTCTGGATGTTCCGTACTTCTACCAGAACGACAACAAGAGCGGTACAGGTTATCGGGAGTGTTTCAGCTCCTCCTGTGCAATGCTCGCGGCCTTCTATGGAAAGGTAAAGACCGACGATCAGTACAACCTGGTCCGGCAACATTATGGGGACACAACAGATCTAGGAGCCCAGATCGGGGCTCTGACGAAGCTTGGCCTAACCCCCAAGTTCAAATCCAACGGCACTGCCAAGGATATTGAACGCTGCATCGACGCAGGAACCCCAGTGGCTGTTGGCTGGCTGCATAAAGGTCCAGTAACGAGACCCTCAGGAGGGGGCCATTGGTCGGTCGTTATTGGCTACACCCCCACTCACTTCATCTTCCACGACCCCAATGGGGAGGCCTCACTAGTCTCTGGCGGGTACGTGGCGAACTCCGGGGGTAAGGCAGTTGCCTATAGCCGTAAGAATTGGCTCCCCCGCTGGGAAGTCGACGGTCCTGGAACGGGCTGGCTTCTTACTGTCAATTAAGCAATGCCCGAATACGCTATTGCCCTCATCATCTCTGCCGCCTTCGGCAGCTATGCGTGGCTTAATCGCAAGATCACAGATGTAGATGAGCGGCTGGATGCTTTCACCGTGAAAGTAGCAGAAGTTTATGTAACGAAGGAGCAGTTGCAGAATGCTCTCAACCGTCTAGAGAACCAGTTCAATCGGATCGGAGATCGACTGGAGTCCTCTCTCCTTCGTATGGAAGACAAGCTCGACGCTCACGTTAGCGAAGATCGTTGTCGCATTGAAAACGTCATCAACAAGTACAACCTCAAGAACAATGATTGAAATCCTCGGCATCAAACTCACCTATGAGACCCTCGGTTTCCTGGTGGCCTTTGTTCTCTCCGAAGTGATCGGAGCCTCCAAGCTGAAGAACAACAGTGTTGCTGGACTCCTGAAGTCCATCATCGATGGTCAGAAGCCCTTCCGCCAGGAAGATGACAAGATCACGGCCATCAAGGCCAAGATCGCTGCCGTCTACCAGGAAGTGGAAGGCCTAGGCAAGTGAGGCCCGAGTGGACAGGAACGTTCGTAACGCTAATCCTGTCCATTGCTATTAGTTTCCTATCCGTCGTGACTGCAATGCTCTTCGAGATCGAAGCGCGTGTCGACAAGCTGGACCAAGATGCCAGGGAGTTGAGGCTCGACGGTAGGAGGCTTGATCGTATAGAGGATCGAATCTTCAAATGACCAAGAAGAAAGAAACCCAGATGGGTACGGCTGAGATGTTCGAGGTGCTTCACGGCATCCTCACCAAAGAATTGATCTCCCGTATCGAGTCTGGTGAAGCTACAACTGCAGACCTCCGGGCTGCTATTGATTGGCTTGCCAAGAACGACATCACCGGGGTACCGGTTGAGGACAGCCCCCTGGCTAGCCTCGCCGGCCTCATTCCTGAACTCACCTTCGATGAAGTCGAAGAGGAGATCTCCTAATGGCTCCCAGGCGTGCAGCTAACCCTGGCAAGAGTGCTCGCTACTACGCAGCTAATCCTGAAGCCAGGCGCAAGAAGAACGCCGCCCAACGCAAGCGGAACAAGACCGCTGCAAACCGCAAATACCGCTCCGAGTTAAACGCTGAAAGACGGCGTAGGGGCGTGTATGGCAAGGGCGGTGCAGATATGTCACACACAAAGAGCGGAAAGCTTGTAGCCGAATCCCCGAAGAAGAACAGAGCTAGAAACGGGGCAAACGGTAAATCCACCAAAAAGTAACTTCCAGATGTCTTCTTATGGAAACCCCTCGATCCTTGATGCACGATCTCCTTACCTTCCGCAGCAGCGATGCAAAGCGGATGTGGAGAGAGTCAATCTTTGATCGAGATGGCCGCAGGTGTGTGTACTGCGGCGCTGACGACAACCTAACCATCGACCACGTCCGCCCGAGATGCAAGGGGGGCGCTACAACGGCTACCAACTGCGTGACTGCGTGTCGCTCCTGCAACTTTGCAAAGGGATCCGTGCAGGTGGATGAGTTCCTTAACCTGACACTAGCATAATGGCTTTACTTCCTAAGCAGTATCAGAAGCTCACCCCCGAGCTTCCTAATATCCGCAAGACCCAGGCGAACTGGGTTGTTATTCAAGATGGCTTCACGATTGGCCCCGGCTGGAGCTGGACCATCAATGCCGTCATCAAGCACGTCCACGATGCCCTTGGTAAGAAGGGCGTCTCTGGTCGCTACCTCGATCGCTGGCGTCCCCTGGACAATGACCTCGGCGAAACCGTCATCTTCTCCGATGGCCACGTCTTCAACGGTGACCTTACCGCCAATGATGTGATCGATGTCCTCCGTGTGGACAAGGCCATCCGTGAGGTCCGTGATGTTAATAGCACCGGACGTGCTACTTCCGTTCAGAACTAAGTCCTATGGCTCCGCAGAACAGATGGTTTGCGGCGTCACAGAATACTGACTACATCTACAAGGCACTCACTGATGGGACTGTCACCAACCTGACTGGTGGCAAGATCCCCAAGATGAATGCCCAGCAGGCGGCTGGTCTCATCGGCTCTTGGCTGATCGAGACCGGTCGTAAAGACCTGTCGAATCTAGATGTGGTGGAGCAGGGCTCTGGCCGTGGCCGGGGCCTCTCCCAGTACACAGGTGTACGCCGGGGACCTTATGACCAAGCAGTCGCTGCTGCGCGTGCTGCTGGTAAGGATCCCAACTCTGCCCAGTGGCAGATCGAGTACTTCGCTAAGGAGTACCTAAACCGAGACCTGATTGGTTGGACCCAGGTATTCGAGAGAATGCCTAAGAACCTTAAGGGTCCTGGTGAGTACGCCGCTTACTTCACGGGCTCTGCCAGGGAAGGTAAGGGCTACTTCCGTCCCGGTGTGCCTCATACAGACCGCCGGATGCAGGCAGCTAATGAGGTCTACAAGCACTACAGCACCCCAAAGGTGACGGCCCCAGCGGCTCAACCCCAGAACAAGCCGGCGATCCCCCAGGGGCCTCTCAACAAGCTCCTCAACAAGCTGGGGATCAAGGGCAAGGACCAGGGCTTTGCAATCGACAAGATACAGCGGAACCTGGGCAGCATTGCTGCGACTCCCAATGCCGGGTTCGCCATCTTCGACTCAGTTACCAAAGGTAATACCAAGGAGGCCTGGAACAATCTCCCTACCTTCCAGAAGAAGGCCTGGAGTACTATCGGCGGTCAGCTTGGTATCCAGGCTGTTGCTCCTGCCCGTACCTACTCGATGCCTAAGAGCACCGGTGTAGGAGCAAGCCAATACAATCCTGCTAAGCAGGTCGATCTTTCCATTGGTGGAAAGCGTCCCGGTGATCTTGGCTATGGCAGCAGCAGCAGTTCGGGTGGCTATAACTACAAGAGCGCTAGCCAGACTTACTACGATCTGAACAAGGACTACTTCGATAAGACCGGTAAGTACGACCAGTACGGCGGTAAGTACGGAGCAGATGCTATGGGCCGCTACAGCGGGACTGCAAAGAACCTAGGTGGCTCTGGTTGGACTGGCGGTTACTCCGGCCTGAACATTGGCGGTGGTGGTTACTACACCAGTGGTGCTCCCTCCTATAGCAGTGGCTCTGTTGCTACTGGAACCGGTATGGGATCTATCGGTACGCCAAGCTATAGAGCTTAATCACTCTCAGAGGGGCCTAGAAGCCTCAGGAAGGCCCCTCTACTTCCCTTTAGGTATATTCTATCGTGCATAAGACACAAGACGCCTTAGCGGCGAAACTGAAGGGGGAGTTCAAAGTCTTCCTGGCTGCTGTATGGCACGAGCTAGGCCTCCCCTCACCCACACGAGCCCAATACGCTATCGCGGACTATCTTCAACACGGTCCTAAGCGTCTTCAGGTACAGGCCTTCCGAGGTATCGGTAAGTCCTACGTTACTGCGGCTTACGTCCTGTGGGAACTCTATAAGGATCCCAATGTGAAGGTGATGTGTATCTCCGCTTCTAAGGAGCGGGCTGATGCTAACTCCATCTTCCTCCAGAAGCTGATCCTGACTATCCCCTGGCTCAAACATATGCGGCCCTCCTCTGATGAGGCCCGTTGGTCCCGTGTCTCCTTTGACATCGGTGGCTGTACTCCTACCCAGGCTCCCTCTGTGAAGTCTGTGGGTATTACCGGCAATATGACTGGCTCCCGTGCCGACATAATGCTGTTCGATGACGTGGAGGTCCCTGGTAACTCAGCTACAGATATGCTTCGGGAGAAGCTCCTGCAGTTGATTACGGAGGCTGAGGCAATCCTTATGCCTAAGCCCACCTCCAGGATCCTCTTCCTGGGTACTCCCCAGACAACCTTTACCGTCTACAGAAAGCTCGCTGAGAGGGGCTATAAGCCCTTCGTTTGGCCCTCTAGGTACCCTGACAAGCCAGAGCTATATGAAGGCACCTTAGCGAGTCTCCTAGAGGCCGATATGGAGGCTGGGGCTAAACCCGGTGATCCTACAGATAGCCGCTTCTCTGATATCGAGCTGATGGAACGAGAGGCCGCTATGGGCCGCTCTAACTTCGAGCTCCAGTTCCAACTCAATACAACTCTCTCTGATGCAGATAAGTTTCCCCTACGCTTTAGTGACTTTATCATCACTCCTCTTGGTAGTGAGTGTGCTGAGAAGTACTCCTGGAGCTGTGACCCCAGGTATGTTCTCAAGGATCTACCCGCAGTGGGGCTTCCGGGAGACCGGTGGTACTCCCCGATGTTCATCGATGCCGCCTGCTGTGACTACTCCGAAACCATCGTCTCCATAGACCCCTCTGGTAGGGGCCTAGACGAGACTGTGGCTGTGGTGATGTCCCAAGCTAATGGGTACATCTTCGTGAGGGATATGAAGGCCTTCAGAGACGGCTACAGCGATGACACACTGAGGGAGATCGTTTCCCTAGCCAAACGATACAAGGCTTCAACC